CTATTTAAACGTACCATAAGGCACGACATTGCGTCGATTTGACTCCTCGCCGGCTGCTACATAGCGACGCACACCACTACGGCTAACGTACGATACCCAAAAGTAACCGTCAGCAATATAGATCGAATCATAGTTAAATTGCTCGCTATAAGTGTAAGTAGCCACAATTTTACCGTCAAGACTAGGCTTGTCTCGAACATTGAGCAAAGACACTTTAACAGTCATTGTCCCTTGCTCGTCTTTGTATTTTCCAAGGTTGCCACTGCTTGCCTGTGTTGCCACCGCAGTAGAGTCGCTGTAAGGTGGATAGAACCAACCAACAAGATTGCTGATTTGCTGGCTAGCATATTGAGCAGGACCACCGACAGACAGATTACCAACAAGATTTTGCTCAATGGTTTGGACTGCATTGCCACTAACACCGATAATCAAACCCGTATGCCCATAGTTGACACCATCACTGGCCCAGTAATTCTTGACAAAGATAGCCCCTGGACGTGGACGTTCTGAAGTAGGCATGTAATGCACCTCAAAGCCGTGTTGCTTGGCTGACTTTATCAAATCAATGGCATTGCCCCACAAAGGCTTGCCGAAGAATTTTCCGCAAATCCAGTTAGGCAAGTCTACACATTGATTACCGTACCAACCATCATAGTCTACACCTTGTCCACGGTTGGCTAGGTCTTTGGCAAAATTAACTACTTCATTTACTGTTGTCATTTTCTTCTCCCTTCCAACTATCATTCATCTGTTTTACAGCTGATTCAATAAAGGTTTCCAACTGTGTTTCGGTCATGTAAATGTTGTATTTGGCAAGCTGGCTATTTATACGACGCTTAGCCATGTCTAACTTATCAACATGATGCTCTTGGTCTAGTTTCGTAATCTGCTCAACAGCATTAACCGCACTCCGTGCCAAAATCTCTGTGATTTCAATGGCACGTTTACCGCCTTTGGTTAACAGATATTTTTTGACCTCGTGGACAATCATACCTCCGACAATACCAAAAATACCTGTCGCTGTGCCCAAAATAAGCTTTGTTAAATGTTCCATGTTTTACCTCCTACGGCATCATACGTTGGTCTCTTACCTCTACTTTGAGCTCTGAGACCTGCTCTTTTAAATCCGCTATATCATTACGTGTCTCACTGGCCAAATTATTGACAGCAGTTGTCAAATGTTCCATGTGACGCTGATTGTCGCTAGCGATTTGACGGTTAGTCTCCATCAAAGCGTCATTGGTTTTCTGAAAATTATTAATCAATCGCTTAACATGGGCATTTTGACTGACAACCATTGAGACAAGCATAATCGCGAGGATGACGACAACCACCCCCGCAATTTTATCTATAGTCCAAGAGGCTTTGATTGCCTCTCTAATGATGTCTTGTCCTGGCATAGGCTATGCCTCAACGGTCGGATCAGACCAATCCGGATTTCCATTCTCATCAAATTTCATGATGTAAAAATCAGCCTTAAATAAATCGGCGACATTAATAGATGTCGAAATACCTCCCCATTGCGTGTACACCCAAACAGACTCAACGTCTACATATTGACGACGGCCATCAACGACAGATGGACGTTTCTGCACGTCGCGGTACATGTAAAAATCCTGAGTTGCTGACTTGCGACGGATAAATTCGCCATTCTCTTTCATGTAAACTAACGCTGTTGCCAAGTCAAAAGGTTCAGTGATTGTTGATAAGTCGAGTAATGTGTTGTTAGTAGTTTCTGTCATGATGATTATTCTCCTTCGATGATTTCGTCCTCTGGTTTAGTAGCTTCATCCAGTTGCTGAGTTAAGTCAGTAATTTCTGCCTGCAGATTAGCGATGGTCTGCTGTGCCTCAGTTAGTTGCACAGCAAGCAAGTTTTTCGTCGTCATTTCCTCTGACAGCTTTGTCACTAAGTCATTATTCGTCAAGCGTAGCGCTTGAGTAATTTGTTCTTGATTCATGATTCCTCCTATAAATTTAATTCAAATTTCCAGTTGTCCCGTCTAGCTTTTATGTGTGTGCGAAGCGCTGCGTTGAACTCAAAATTGTTGTAAATAATGTGATTCCAAATGTCCCATAAAGCTGCCACTGCTGTATCCAATCGGACAGGCTTCGAATTTTTATCCGGAGCCACAAAGTGCTTAGACCAAATTTCGGACTCTGCGTTCATGTTAGCTGGGACTATACGTTGAGTGACAGAATTGATATTCCAACCGACATCACCTTGTGCGTGTCTTAATAGCGTGTTATCTCCATAAATCCGCACATTATCTTCTGTGTTTATGTTGTTTGTGTTTTCTACAACAATCCCTGCAAATGTTGCCGAATTGAAAACTTCTCCTCCGTTTCGGTTGCTCCCGATGATTGTTCGCGAGTAATTCCCTTCGGTTTCGAATTTTATAAATTGAGTAGGGTGTCCAGTATAGATACGTCTTATTGCAGCTACGTTTGTGTAAAAGTTGATTTTACTTTCGTCGAAATTGACATCCATACCACCGTTGAGAGCCTCAGCAATACCGCCAGTAATCTGCTTAGCTGACACAGCCACTGCTTGCACTGCTGTCAAAAACGCATCCTTGGCAAATAACTTCTTCAGGTAGGCTTGGTTTGCGACTAACCCGTTGAAGAAAGCTTCATCGAATGCAATTTTTGACCCATCGATAGAACCCGCTTTAATTCGTCCAGATGCTAAATAGCCCGACGTAATCTTTCCAGCATCTAAACCTGCAATCTTAGCGGATGTGATGACACCATCTTGTATATATGTCTTTGTTCCTACGCTTATTAACCCCTCGTTGATTCGGACAGAGCCGTCCGAATTAAGGTTTATCTGACCCAACACATCGCCAGCCTTTGTCAAATTTTTAATCGCATAAGACCCAGCAAGCGTGCTGACCTGTGTCTTAAGCCCGTTAGTGCCAGATACCTCCTGCACCAGACCTTGCGCTGTCTGCGTAACCTTGCTGACATTATCCAAAATGCTACCTGCCTCACCGACAGCGCCGATAGTGCGAGTGTGACTGTCGACTATGTCATTAACAGCGTGTAGAGCTGTGACAGTGGCAAAATCTTCAGGCGCTGGTGACCAGTCTGTTGACAAAACTCCAAATTCTAATTTCGGATTGCTGACTTTGACACTACCTTCTGCCTGTATCCACAATGTCGGCGAATAAAATTTGGTAATTACTTTACCTTCAGGGACTGAAAATGTCTGGCTAATTCGCTTCTTCGTGGTATCTTGCGTTTGCCAAACTTCCCAATAATTCACTACACCGTTTATCTCAACTGAGCAAGCTAAACCATACCGTTTTCGTGAATTTATAGCGGAAACATTGGCACCCTCGACATCGCAGGAAATTGTGACAGTCTTGATTTTAGACAAATTGTCAAGCAGTTCTTGAGAAAGTGAGATTGCCTTATTGGACCATGCCCCGCTTATTTCTGTTTTGGAATTAAGTAGATAGTTTCTCCCACCAGCCGATGTCGGAATCAGGGCTCTAGTCTCACTAATCGTCCGACTAAAGCTATCTGCAGTCTCTCTGACGAGGGTTTGGACTGTCGCAGCCAAGGCATAAGGTTGTAAAGCACTACTAGTGATGTAACCACGACCTGTGATGTTGCTGTCAACATCAGACTTTGTCTGATAGCCTTTATCTGTGATAGCTTTATCAACCTGCGTCTTTGTCAATCGCTTGCTAATCTCTGTCGCATTTTGAGTAATCGCTGTTTCAGCGCTATCGACTCGGCCAGTCAACGTATTGTAGTCCGTTTGAGATACTTTGCTTGACACATCGCTAATTAACTGTCGGATTTTAGCCTCAGCAGTCGTGACCTTGCTATCAGTCGTAGTCAGGCTAGTCGATAATTGCTCGACACCGGATGCGGTTTGAGTGATTGTGGTTTTAACAGATGATAGTTCATTCGCAAAATCTTCAGGCGCTGGTGACCAGTCTGTTGGCAAAACACCAAATTCTAATTTAGGATTGCTTACTTTGATATTACCATCTGCCTGTATCCATAATGTTGGAGAATAAAATTTGGTAATACTTTTACCTTCAGGGACAGTGAATGTCTGACTAATTCGCTTCTTGCTTGTATCTCTCGTTTGCCAAACTTCCCAATAATTAACTATACCGTTTATCTCAACTGAGCAAGCTAAACCATATCTTTTTCGTGAATTCTTAGTGGCAACATTGGTACCCTCGACATCACATGATATTGTAACTGATTTTATTTTATTCAAATTGTTAAGTAGTTCTGGAGAAAGTGAGATTACTTTACTACTCCATCCCCCACTTATTTCTGTTTTGGAATTAAGTAGGTAGTTTCTCCCACCAGCCGATGTCGGAATCAGGGCTCTAGTCTCACTAATCGTCCGACTAAAACTATCCGCAGTCTCTCTGACGAGGGTTTGGACTGTCGCAGCCAAGGCATAAGGTTGTAAAGCACTACTAGTGATGTAACCACGACCTGTGATGTTATTATCAACATCACTCTTAGTCTGATACCCTTTGTCTGTGATTGCTTTATCGACTTGTGTACTTGTCAGACGTTTGCTTATTTCGTTAGCATTTTGAGTGATTTTTGCACTTGCAGTATTGATTTTCCCGTCAAGCGTCTGCGTGGTTGATATTAGCTCGGTCAATTTGCGGTCAACTGTATTTTGATAAGTCGCTAGATTTTGCTTGGCAGTGTCAGCGGTCGTCTTAATATCATTGAGTTTCAACGTTGTTCCGCGGACATTTTCGTCATAGGTAGACTTGGCAACGTAGTTAGTAGCAATCGCGGTACGTTCGGCAGATAACTGTTTGGCAGTTTCGGTTCGACTGGCAGTCAAATATTGGTTGGCTCGTGTACCTTCTTCATTTTTGTAGGTTTCTAGACTCTCTAATCGAGTATTGATTGCAGTCGCTGTCTGCTGAGCGTAGGTCTTAGCATCTACTGCCTTTCCATCTACTGTTTGGATTTGACGGGATAACTCTGCGCTTGCTTCATCTGCTGTACGCTTATAACTTGCGATTTCAGAGCGGAGGTCTTCTGGAGAAGCTTGCCAGCCTAAATCAATATTTCCACGTCTGAGTGATACTTTTTCAAATTCCACTTCCCCAGTAAAATCCCTTGCATATATATGAAAATCAATACGGTCTATCTGGCTACGTGGCACATTTACTTTGAAAGTAGTGGTAAACTGTACAATTCCCTTATTGTTGACTGCTTCCAAGCGGGAGGGTGTCAAATATGTTGCGCCAAACCATGTTTTTGCGCTGTCGTTCTTTATACCACTTATATAAAGTGCAAGATATGGATTTCTACGACCATCCACATAGTTAGAGACCTTAACTGAGATTGATGCTATGTATACCTGGCTAACATCGTCATTAGCTGTCTGAGACTTGATACTTTGGTAAATGTACTTGGTTTTATTAAGTTCTCCTGTAATTCGTGCCTTACCATCAACTATAGTCACTCCAGTTCCTCGCCATTGGTTCAAGTTTTGATTAAAAGAGCTATTGAGCAGAAGGTTGTCTTCTATCCTCAAACTCTCAAACCGCTCCGTCACGCCATCAATCCCGCTCTGCAAGTCAGCAGTCTTACGATTAATACTATCAATCTGCCCTGTCTGCATGTTGACGGTCTGCGTCAGAGCCTCGTATTGGGTCCTCGTTTGGCTCAGAGTGTCTTCTACGGTCTTAGTCCGACTGGTAACACTAGTGATGTCTCCAGTCGCCTTAGAAACGGTTTTAGAGAGTTCTGCGACTGTTGACCTCGTACCATCTGCCAGAGTTTCGACAGTTGTCACACGGCTAGTCAATGCCGTCTGCGCTCGTGCTTGTTCCAAAATCTTGCTCGCTTGCAAGTTAAGGTCGTTTCGCAAAGCTGTAGCACTTGCTTGGCTATCTCTAGCCTTTTGGTCAGCACTAGCGATAGCCGTCTGCAGTTCGGACTTGGCAGTGTTTAAGGCTTGACTGACTGTCGCTACCTGCGCTCTCGCATCTGCGATAGCCTCGGTCTTTACCTGGTTAGCTCTAGCCAATGCACTAGCAGCACCCGACTTTGCCTGGTTGGCAAGTGATTCGACAGATTGAGTCTTGGACAAGATGTCTGCGACCTGTCTGTCGTGTTCCTCGGATTGTGCTTGCATGGATTGGTTGACTTGGGCGATTTCAGTATCAATTTCCTGTTTAATAGCGTCAGCATACCGCTCAGCCTCAGCTTGGGCTTGCTCGATACCGTCATTGATGGATTCAACTCGCTTGTCGAATTCAGCGTCGAAATGGCGGTTTGCATTGTCAATTTCCTTCTGCAGTTTCTGTTCAAAGGATGCTGACAATCTTCCAGTTGCTTTATCAACACTGCCAGCGACCATGCTCGCTACTGTCGAGCCAAATGACTGCGACACCTTGCCAAAACCAATTGACTTCAATCGCTTAGACATCGGTCCGAAATGGTAGCTAGAAATTTTCAAACGCAAATCCACATCGAATCGCTCGTGGAATACACTTACCATGTCGAACATCTTAACAGATACATCAGACTTGCCTTTGACATCCAGATTGATAGAATTTTCAACCAAATCGCAAAGTGTTGAACTGAAATAACGTTTCCCGTAGGCAGTTAAGCTAGCCACATCTGTCACATCTTGGTCATTGACCTCAATATCTGCTTCGTAGATTTGACGATATTGCCCAATCAACGGACTATCCACAGTCACTGCAATTACACGGTCTGCCTCACCCTCAGACTGTCCTTTGATCGTCTTTTTGAGATGCAATCGTGTCTTTAAGTTGTTAATGTTCTCAGACTCTTCATAGCTACTGAGATTCTTTTTATACATAAATAGCGACTCATTCTCAATGCCGCCATTTTTCAACAATTTAACCTGGTACTTGTCACGCACCAAGTCACCACCCCACTGACCGACAATAGAGTGTTTATCCTTGGCCAAAGCAGCCATTACAGATACATTGGACTCATTAAACGTATGACGGTCTAATATATCACTAAAAAACGTAAATGGACATGGTCGTTTAACGCTACCTGCCAAAGCAGTCATAACCGTCTGCCCTGGTACCCTGTCAACCGAAATAGAGTTGATAGAGTAGTAATTCAATAATGTTGCGACCTGCTTAGCATAGACCTGCACATGACCTTTGGCTTTTTTTACTTCAAAAATAAAAAATTCCTGTTCACCGTGTAGATCATCAGCCAGCAGAAAAACTTCCCGTCTAAGCAGATTCCACTTCCCATCAGTCAGCGGAAATTTAAAGGAAAGTTGGTAGGTGCTATTGGCCTCCTGCACGATGTCATCATCGTAAGCAAGATTAAGCGGGATATTACCGTCTTTTAGATAAATCAAACCTTGTACCTCCAATTCCCTTTGATTGTTATTTTTGAGACAGTTCCACTTGTTGCAATACCGCTTCTTCCAACAGCTATCTCAAAGAATGGACCACGTTTGCGAATAGTGTTCTTCACAGCACCATTCTTGTCATAAATATTTTGATATTTGTGTCTACAATCAATCGTTGCTTTCGTATCCAGTTCCAATTCCATGACCTGCTGACCGATTGTCAATGTCACACGACCAGTTCCCTCAACGACTATTACAGGTTCAGAGTATATTGTTCCTGGATTATTAACTGTTCCAGATTGATTTAGAATAATGTCTGAATTAATTTTTACATACCGAAACGGATGCATATAGACAGTAATTTCAACCTTCCAACGATGCGGACCGAGTGGCACATAGCTACTGGACACTAAATCGCAATAAAAGAGGCTATCACTCAGATAGCCAAATTCAACTGTGTTATTCTCGGTTTTAAACGCTTCGATTAATCGCATGGCATCTGATAGATGTCGTAGCGTGATGATAAAAGTCCTGTTGTAGCCATCATACGCACCCTCGCCGACATGTAGTTGACCATTGGCCCCGAAGACCTCAACTTGCTCAGACCGCTCAATCGATGTTTGAGCCTTGCCAAAATCAAGGACATAGCAATCTGCCAAAGTCGAGGTATTTAAATCATTGATAATCATATAATTCATTAGATTCCCTCCCTCGCCATAATTGCTCCTTGATGCATGTAGCTATTTTGAGCCAACTTTTCGCCGTCAAGATATACTGCCAGTTCCTTATCAACCAAAGCAGATAAAAATCTCTCGATATTGGCCAAACGAGCACTCAAGCTACTACCTCCATCACTTCCAGCAAAATCGCCAGTAGAAGACAGCAAGTTTCGACGTACGTCCACCGATGCACTCGAAGTCATATCATAAGCCAAGGACTGATTTTCGAAAGGCTTGGCAATTGCTCCAGCCATGCCAGATACCGTTCCCATGACATCCTTGAATCCCACTTTCAAATTCGTGTTCAATCCTTCCATGATAGCAAGACCGGCAGGTTTCAAAAGTACACGGTCGTATGAGATAGGACCTTTGTTTTCAGCAATCCAGCCAGCGATACCGCCGACAAAGTCTGTAACTGCTCCCCAAGCTGATTTTAAACCACCCAGAAAACCATTCATGATTGCAGCACCAGCTCCAGAAATGTCAATGTTGGCAAGACCTTTGATGGTAGATGTAATACTACCAATCACACCACCAACTGCACCACCGACGCTTGATACTACGCTCTGGAATCCTCTGAAAGCGCCTTTTATGCCTGAAATTACACCATCGATGACGCCTTTAGCAACACGAATGGCATCTTGTATCCCCATCCAAGCTAGCGAGAAGACATTTTTAAGCACACCAACAGCATTTCCAGCACCAGAAAATGCTAATTTTATCCAATCAATGACAGTTCTAATGATATTCCCAGCCGTCTGAATAGCTGATTGAATATTGGTCCATGCTGACTTGATAAAAGCACTCAAACCTTGACCAGCAGTCCCCAGATTACCAAACATACCGATAGCTACACCAATCCATTCAGCAATTGTGCTCAACACAGGCTGAACGAAATTCAAAGCCTGTACCAGAAAATCGACTACGGGTGTCAAAAACTCAATAGCAACTTTCAAAGCATCAAATGCAAATGAAACCCCTGACAAGACCCCTTTGAGGATACCTCCAAGGAATGACCCCAGAATTTGCAAGACAGGCATCAAGGCACCACTCAAAATCGTAATCAAAGGCTGAGCAGCGTTCCACATGTTGACAAAGGAATTGATCACAGAGTCAATCGCTGGTCCGACAATGCTCATGAAGGTCTGGAAGCCAGCTTGTAAAGCTGGTAAGATGGCACTTATTAAGGACTGGAATCCTGAAAAGTCCATCCGAGCAATGCCATCCATGATAGTTGTTATCACCGCTCCAACTTCCGCACCAATTGATGAAAAGAAGCCAGGTAATTGCCCAAAAGCTGTCTGTAGCCCAGTCATAACTGGTTGAAATGCTGTCAGAATCCCTTGAAATTTTAAAGTAATAGAGCTTAAATCAACACTCATTCCTAAACTTGAAAACAAACCCTGAAACTGTTGAGCAACCAAAGGACTAGCCTCAGCGATAAAAGTGCCAATCGCAGATGGCAAACCCTTGAAGATATTCCCGACCATCGGAATAAAGTTTCCAAATAAGAAGTTAGATGTTGTCGACGCTAAGGCTTGCAATTGTGGCGTGATATTCTCTCCCAAAGACAAACCTGCAAGTGTATTAGCCCAACTTGCCTTCATTGCAGCAAGCGAACCCGTGTAGGTATTCTCAGCCTCTGCAGCTGCTACACCTGTCAAACCCATGCTTTCTTGGACAAGGTGGATAGCCTCAACCACATCCGCATAGTTACTGATATCAAATTTGCGACCCATAGCAGAAGGCAAGCCCTCAGCAGTCGTCAGCAAGCGTTCCATTTCCGACTTTGTCCCACCAAATCCGAGTTTAAGATTATCCAGCATGGCATAGTTACCGCGAGCCAAACTTTGATAAGTCTGTTGGATGACGCCGATATCTGTACCCATTTTAGCCGCATTGTCCGTCATATCCATGATTGCTTTGTTAGCCATGTTAATCGCTTTGGTCGAATCACCACCAAGTGATTGTTTTAAGCTCGCACCCATGGATACAGCTTGCTCTGCGTATGTATTTGCAGAAACACCTGCCTTGTAAGCCTCTTTTGCAAACCTCTTAGCAGATTCTTGTGCACCGTCATAAATAGTATCCAGACCACCAAAAGATTGTTGTAAATCAGCCCCAGCACTTAATGCCGAACTAATTATTTTCCCGATTCCTGCTGCTGCAAGTGCACCACTTAAAGCAGATACGAGCGAGGCTCCAAGGCTTGACCCAGCTGACCTACCAGCGCTATCAACTTCGCCACCCAATAATTTTGAAATTGACCCACTAATCCCTTTCGCGGACGGGACTATCTGCACATAAGCAGAACCCAAATCAGTCGCCATGCTCCTCACCTCCAATCTCTATTTCTAGCGCACGCATAGCACGTTCAAACTCCTCACCAGATGAGAAGACCCTCTCTTCACGTTCCGCTTTCGACCCTTCCAAGGCTTGAGTGACAGAGTTTGGACGATTCCGTCCAGCCTGTCCGTCCTTAGTTTTAGTCCAAAATAGCAAACGCACTGTGTCATAGATACCTGCAAGCAACAGAGTATCCAAGTCTTCCTTCTGACCAGACAAGACCTTCTTGATCCGTGATGTCTCACTTAAACCACAAGCAAAAACAGCTACCCGAGTTATAGGTAGCTGTCGATAATCATATATGCCATAGGTTTCAGCCAAATCACAGACAAGAGCATCCTCATCTACTGCAATCATTCTGGCGAGGATTGCGAGTTTTTTAAGTCTTTGACTTGTTCAAAGACATCCTTGATTTCAGCACCAAGAGCAGAAATAGGCACCAGTCCTTTTTCTGTACGGACATGGTCCTTGAGTTTCTTCGCTTCGTCACCAAGTAACAAGTTGACAATCCGAATCATGGCACTACTGTCTCCAGATTCTTCAGCAGCGATTGCCTCGAAAAGCTCATAGTTTTCCAAACGGTCTTGGTCAATGCTAAGCACAAGACCTGTACTAGTTTTTACTTCAAACATTCAAACCTCCTTAAGATGATGACGGACCACTAACGCTAGTGACTTCACTAGCTCCCTTGATATATTCATAGTGAGTATTTCCATTGCTGTCTGGCAAGGCTTGGATAGTCGTTTCATATCCAGCCAACTCACTGTCAGCATAAGTAATTTCTCCGACTTCCAATACCTTAGCGTTCGGAATGACAATACGCTTCTTAGCACCATTTTTCAGCAGCATGTCAACAACCAACGGATGTACAGGCAATTCTTGTGAATTTACTTTGACTGTAATTCCAGTTGCCAGGTCACCACTCACATTTTTAGGGCCATAGACCTCTTTCAAGACATCCACATTTAAGACCTCAATCAGAGTATACTTAAACTTATCCGATTTGCCTGTTTGTGAAATATCTACTACATCACCACCCCAAGCTTTCAACTCTTCTGTCTCGCGAGTGTCTTCGTTTGTCAATCCGTCATCAGAGATATATCCGAGGTTCTTAAATGCTTTATTTAATTTCGTTGTTGCATCTGTAGGCAATTCTGTACCGATTGTTGCTGACGAAATTGCCCCAGCAATGGCCGGTTTTGCCGATGATACAAGTTTTGCATCCATGTGTATTCTCCTTTTTTTAAAAATAAATAAAATCCACTACCGCTTGATAGCGATAGCGTTTTGTCTCTGTATCTGTAAAATTATAGTCCGAGTTCAACTCGACTTTGCTGATAGATGGCAATTCGACCATCTTTTCAACAGCTTGCTTGACTTCTTCGTTCAAAAAGGCAGCCTCTTCCAAAGACTGCCCATAAGATTGTATCGCTAAAGTCGCTTGGTTCAGATGGTTCTTTTTCCCACCGCTTGTTTTCTCAAAAATCACAAAACGCTCAGGCATTTCCTCCTGATGTTCCGTATAGACAGGCACAGAAAGATGCTCGGTTAAAAAGTTCAACGTGATGACTTCAATCATGACTTCACCGCCTTTAACAAGGTATTATGCTTCTTGTTGTCCCGTTTAGCTTGAAAGCTATCCGCATAGACCATAGCATTGGCACGAGTCTTACCGACATAGATATCCGATTCATACCCATCGCCTGCACGGTTTCGGATAGCATTTGCCTTTTCAGTCAAAACTGCCTGCATCTCAGGCGACTTTAACAAGTCACGGACACCTGCACGGTTCAACTTAAATTTCATGCTAGCCATATCGTTCCACCTGCACTTTCTTATTCCATTCAAGCGGGACCAGATGTTCAAGACCTTCCAGCGGCTCACCAACCGTTCGCCAACGCTGACCGAAAAAACGAACTTCCTTGTTCGTCCAGTTGTGAACATCGCCTTTAGGAATTGCAAGAGTATAGACAACTTTCTTTCCTGTCAGATTGATTTGGTTGGTAATATCCTCGGTTGTTGCAGGCGCAACCAAGACATTTTCGACAACGATCTCCACATCTGCAGTCTTTGGATGACCAAACGAATCCTTGCCAATGACCTGTTTGTCAATTAAGATAATCGGTATCCCTTTAATCCGTCCCATAAATATCCCTCGCTCCAAAACGTTGTTTCTTCAGTCCCAATCGCTTCAGCTCGCTATCTTTGATAAAGAGCCCTCCACCAGGTACCAGATAAGACCCAGAGACAGAGTAACCAAGGGCTGACTCGGAATACTGCGTCATAGGTTCCTGGTCGGTCGAAGTCATAAGAGTACGTGCGACAACATCAATAGTCACAGACTTAACCACTGTTGCGAAATAAGGCTTTGCTTCGACCATCTTGTCGAGGTCTTTGCCTACTTTCTCAGCCTCAACCCTAAGAGAGTCAGAAACGACTTTTAAAAGCGCCCCTGCTCTCTTGGTTTCGGCCGGTTTTAGTTCCCGCCACAATGTGGACAAGTCTTCAATTGTAGCGAATGGTTCCATGGATTACTCCTCTTCTGATTTAGCAGCTTCCAGCAATTCCAAGAGCTCTGCTTTTTGTGCTTTCTTGTTGTACTCAATGCCGAGTTCATCAAGTTTTTCCTTAAGCTGTGGAACAGTCAAATTTTCAATAGCTTCTTCAAATTCTGAAGCAAGTACCCAGTTTCCACCTGAAACAACACCATTTGCTTCTATTGTTGCGCCAGTTTTAGTATTCATATACAAAGTCATACTAGCCACCAACTTTCACGATTCGTGCAAAGCTATCTGCATCCATGATGCCCCAACCAATGTACGCTTCACAGCGGATATATACTTGGTTATAACCTTTAAGATCGCGTCCAGTATTATCTGGGTCACCGTATTTAATGATTTCCATTGGGACTTCTTTGGCATAGCCCCACTTAAACATTGTTTCAAAGTCACCGACAATAGCAACGTCTTTTGGATCTGTCATGCTATAAGATGTTGTACGGTTTTTATCAACTTTCAAACCGTTGATGGTATCTGGCACACCACCCCAAGCTAGGTCAGGATAAAGTTTTCCACCTTCAGCATTTTTTAATTTAGAAAGTGCAGTTGTAAAGATCGGGTCAAGGATTGCTCCTGTGATATCACGTTCTGATCCGTCAATCAGACCCACAGCATCTTCCATGTTTCCATCTGGGTCACCTTCAGTAAAATTGACTGTTTGAGTAACTTTCTTATCAAAGCAGTTATCACCAATGATTGCAGATGCTTGTTTCGTGCGTGGATTGATTCCGTGAAAACTCATGATATCGAGACCACGAGCCAGTTTCTTAGCGAACCCGTCCGTAAAATCACTCAGCATATCAATTTTTGCTTCTTCAGAGGCATATAAAAACTCATCTGATACACGAGCCCCATACTCAACTTTTAGAGGGACGATAGTTACTGGTTCAAGTGTTACGCCACCATGCGATTTTTTTCCATTTTCTGCAACGATATCAATGTCCGAATCAAAATCAAAAGTAAACTCTTTTTGACCATTAAATGGGATTGGCTTTTGCGGTGATAGCTTAGCGATAGACGAGTGACCTTTTACTTTGCTGATAACTTCTGTGACGAGTTTTTCGTCAAATAGTGTTCCTTTTGACAATTGTGCTTCTGCCATTTTATATTTCTCCTTTAATCTTCAAGTCCTAGGTTCTGAACCATTCCTCTGAATAGTTCACGGTTGTTATTGGCATCTTTTGGAACATTCGGCTCCGTTGATGCCATTGGCGGTGTTGGTTCTGTCGGCTTCATAAAGCTAGCCAAACGTTCGGCATCTGCCTTGATGGCTTCCTCATCATCTCCTGCAAGACGGTCAGCAAGTTCAATCGGTAAGCCATTGGCAACTGCTACACGCAAGCGCAAGTCTTTGCCTTCGTAAGTTTTGACTTGACCTTGCAGCTCTGCAATTTGTTTTTCTAAATCAGATGTACTTGCTTTAGTTGATTCAGCTGCAGATTTCAACACACCGTTTTCTTTTTCAAGTTCTGAGACACGATTTTTCAACTGATCATAATCAGCGTATTTTTCTTTTTGACGCCCTAAGCGTTCACCGATAATGTGATCAAGTTCTTCCTGTGTTTCGATTGGTTTAAATGACATAATTAACGTCCTTTCTCCGCATTTTCCCGTGCGTTCGGTAATTTTTGTCCATTAAAAAAGCACCCATTTTCTGGATGCTACTTTTAATAACTGATTCTTTGCTTTCTTTTAGGCTTCGTCATGTAGCAAGCCCAGTGCGCTAGCAAAGCACTATCCATTAAGCTGATGTCTCGGTCATCATAAAGGGACTTGTAACCAAATCCCCCGTTCGAGCCTATATTCCGTTTATCACAATTGGTCACAACATCAGTCAAAGAAGGCTGGTTAGCATGTCTTAGAGTTTCCTGAACAATAGCTTGTTCCCAGACAGAGTTGGCCGTGATGATTTCGTTGACTGTCGGCATGATTGGCTTCCTAAGTTTGAAATCTTTCATTTCGTTTGCTAATAGTGTTTGCCCGTTCGCTCCATCAACCACAACCTTCTCAATGTCTGCGGTTTGCAAAAAGTTGATGATCCACTGCATGCCATTTCGGACAGATTGACAGTCAATCACTTCAGTGAAGATTTTCTTGTCGTCCGTTCGTGCTGCAATAGCCATAGACACATTTGCCCCATCTTGACCATACTTGATACCAACGAATAGTTTTCCTGTTAGCTCTGGCACCGCCTCAACCTCAAGCCTCTTCCACTCATTTTCAGAGATAGCAGATTTTCGGTTAAAGCTTGGCCAGTAACCTAAACGCTGAATATTATGGTCAAGTTCGTCATCTCCAATTTCAGCCTTGATTTTACGCTCGGTTAAGTGATAACCAAGAGACGGATTGGTCAAATACCATGAGTCAGTATCGTTGACATCCTTGATATCTTCGACTGACCACTCAGACCAACCCGAGTATTCGCTTTTGCCAGCTAAAACCTTTGTTCGGTAGTTGGTAAAAACAGTTCCTGTTGATACCATGGTTGGTGGTGTTCCACACATAACCGTCATAGGGTTATCACTGTCCGTTACCGTGTATTTCAAAGCTGATTCTTGTTCGGCTGTGTATTCCTGAGCTTCATCTATAATCAGCAAATCAAAACCTTCACCAAGACCGCCATTGGCTGTCCGAGTTCGGTATTGTATCACTGACCCAGTAGATTTAAACTCAATCCGTTCCTGCCCCTTTGCCTTGTTAGAGACAAAGTCAACATCATCCACGTATCCCATGTCCTCCAGAAGTTTTTTTAACGCTTCAAAAGAAGAATGAGACGTGCTGATTCTGTGTGCAGTGTGCAAGATTTTCAATCCATGGTGTAAAGCCCACAACTCAAGCATATAGACGTCTTCTGTTTTACCGTTTCGCCGTGGAATAGCATACCCGTATTTCTGATGTACCCAAAGGCCTTCGGTATCAATTCCCATGATATACTCAAGCAAATTGACCTGCCAAGGATAACAGCTGCGACCTGTTTTCTGATAAAGTTCTATAGCCTCATGGGCCAGACTTTCAGCATAATGTAAAGTTACCGATTGAGTTGGACGCTGATTGCCAAGCCTTGTTTTCGTCTTAGTAACCATAGCTTATCCTTTCAATCGTTATTGCATGATAACCCTATCGCTGGGAGATATTCGGATCACCTCCTAATCTTTTATAACTCGATTCGAAACCTTAGCATAAACATCTACATAAGTTTCTGCTTTATCGCCATTATGAGTTACTTCCGCATAGTTACCACACTCCTCATCAGACTTGATTTGACTAGTGCTGACTAATGCTTTCCAGTTTTGCAACGTCTTACTAAACCAGACTACAAAACAGTCTTCTGCTTTAATTTCACGACCAGAGAGACGTGAAAACTCTTGCGACGCTAATTCTTTTGCTTTTTCTAACATACTTTTCTCCTTTATTTACGACTAAACCAAGATTTCTTAGTATTGCTATTGGCTACTTGCTTCTCGATTTTGTCAAATCTCGAATTGGTTGCTTGTGCATTGCGTTCGATAATCGAACGTAGTTCAATGATTTCTTTTGCTTGCTCAACAATTTTACGATTCTGCTCAGTCACATCCGACATAAGCACATGCACACGAGTGAGACACTCAGCTAGCTTATTTTCAAGCTCACGCTTTTTCTTAATCCGCTTATTCATAGCGCCCTCCTTTCTGTTTTTCTGCAACAAAAAAGCACTCGATATCTCGAATGCTTATCCCCACCCAAACGACAACTCTTTACGATAGGTCCCGTCTTGGTTTTTAAAATTTTGTAAAAATTTCCCTAAATACTTCATGCTCGCATCGTCAAATGTATTTACACGAATATCTTTTGTTTCCGGATTAAAAACAAGCGTTTGCTTATGCTCCTCCTTGTTTTCAGGGTAAATCTCATAGTGATAAAAACCATCGTCACTAATATCTATTAAAACAAATCTTAAATACATACCTTTACCCTTTCTTTTTAAATTCGTCGACAGCTTCGGAGTAATTAAATAATTCATCTACTTTTTTGTGAGCTGTATCATAATCCAACTTGCTACTCACATACATATAATCATGTTCTAAGCGTTCATGCTTCAGCAAAATTAAATCATGTGGTTGAATGTTTTTTCCAGAAATCAATCTATCCCATGATTGAGCCATGTCAATATCTGGTGCAAACAACCCATTCCCATAATTCAACTCATGAACATTATTAAACACATGATCGAACGCTTTATCAACATCATCTTTTGAAAAGCCATTCATTTCTTTGAACTTCCCAATGTTCGAATAGATTTTACGTTTTTCCAAATCTTGATTGCTGTTTTTTATCCTGTCGTAGGTTAAATAAGCATGTTTTTCGGCTTTAATAAAATCCTTTGGCAAAAGCTCGTCGTTTGAATCATCACGAACATAATTCTTTGCGCCAGCTTGAACAAGTAGTCCGATGCCTTTCCTTTCCTCTATTTTAGCATTTTTTAAAGGATCAGACCAACGTTTTGAGTGTGCATTCTGTTTTTTGCCGTTTCCTGGGTGATAATCAACAGTACACCTGCACCGATTATGCCTCCTCCAAACATCCTTTGGAACATCTGGATAGTTATAAACCCCAACAACAGCCCTACACCATTTACAACAATTACCACTTTCTTTTCTGACAACTTTAGGTGTCAACCCTGCCTTGGCATGAAAATCCGCATTCGTTTTGATACTATCATCCACAATTGACTGGGTAAAATTGACAATCGGTTCTTTCAGCAACCACGACACTTTTTCAAAATCAACTTCAGATGACAAGCGGTTGACCAAGCCATCAACTCTATCTTGATTGAATTTCGGAACTTGGACTTTTAGACCGATATTAGCTTCCTTGTTCAAGTTCGCTTGGACTTGTCCTGTAAAGTCGCTCACAAGCTCAAAATTTTTTCCTAGCACGTCATTCAGTAAACGTTGGCCGATATTGTAATACATTTTTCCATCTGGCAACCTATCGCCCGTAACAGATGAGCCAAGAGCTTCTGCTAAGAGGTCTCCAAGCTCAATGGCAAAATCATTTGCTGTGGAATAGGTTGCCTTTTTGTTTTTGAGCTTGGCAAAAGCAGAGCTGATAATGTCACTTTTTCCATAGGAAGCTTCAAACTTATCCTGAACTTCTTTCAGTAAGCTAGGTAAGATATCATCATTCATTTGCTAGCACCTCCGCTACCTTTGGAGTGGCTGACATATCTCCTTCAATCCCGGTCAAATCACGAATGGTTTCGGCGTTGATATAGCCAGGTAAGGCTTGATTAAGTTTGATAGCACCATCGCCAATTAAGGTCAACATATTGGCATCCGCCTCAAAGAGTGGTTCCCACTTGATTTTTGTATTGAGAAACTGCTCTCTAGTGTACTGGTATCTATCCCGTAAACAAACGGCCACATAGGCTACATTTAACAGACCAGATGCGATTGAGCGTTGGGCTTTTCGACCTGCAGCTCTCAAATTCTCATGCGCTGCCTTTATAGCTTCGACCGATGATGGGTTATCTGATGGAAAACCAAGGTCATCCATGGTCAGACCGCTTCCCCCAGCAAATAATGATGCATACATTCGCAACTGATCAATAAATGGTGCCATGCTAGCAGTGTTAAACTGACCGACATTAGGACTATCTCCGTCGTCGTCCTTTGTAATTTCAAGGAGACTCGACACTGTCGTTTTCCACTTCTCCATCGGGTCAGCATCTTGACTAGTTCCCAAAACATATTTTTGAGGGAACGAGTAAAACTCTGCTGTCACTTCTGCACGCTCTAGGGTTCGCTTAGCTGCCAACTGATTGTACATGCCTGCCCTAGTAATTCGACTGCGACCAAAGGGACGGACCGCATCTGGTCTGTGAATAATTGGCACTAGTAAAGGTTGACCGGTCGGATTGGAGATACTGTATGGATTTGCACCTTTAGGGTAATACCATGTCACATCTTTGGTAAAATATGCCTCTAATACCGGGTTGTCGTTTTCGTCCACTTCTAGGATTGCGTATCCCTCAGTTAGCAAAAATGTTGTGGTGTCAATGACACCAGTTGCCTTGCTGGCTTCAATGACCTGCATTTTAGGCAAGCCACCAGGATTTGGGACCAAGTACACAAAACAACAAGATGCAATCAAGGCTGATTGAATAGCCGTGTCAAAAAAGATATCTGGGTTGTTAGCTTCAAAGATTTCGGTTGCTTCAAAATCATCATTTGCGAACTCACGGAAAATGATTCTGTCAGCCAAGGCATCCACACTGTGAGCCGTCCATCCCATAACCGAGTTATACATGCTTTTGACGTTGTCAGGGATGATAAGACTTTTGGTATCGTCTCTGTCTGCCATAGCATAGAACCTATAACGTTTCTTAACTCCTAATTGATATAGAGCTAACTTCTTCCGGAGATAACTCATTCCTTTGTAACTCATTTTGATTGCTCCTTAATTTTATTGATCACTTGCTCTTCAAAGTCTGGTTCGTGGACTTCTACACCTTCGACAATGGTCCGACTAGTAAAACCAAACTCAGCTTCATTGGCCAAAATCTTGGTTTTAAAATCTTGATAGTATTTCAGCAAATTTTTCTTTTTTTTACGTTTTTTGGCTGGTTGGTTGTTAGGATTATCTTTTTTAGATTTTTGCTTTTTGAGGTCAGCACGTTTTTGTTTCATCAATTTACGCTGTTTGTCTCTAGCCCCGTCCTTACGGCATTTATCACTGCAATATTTAACTCGTTTTGATTCTGCCGTGAAGCTTCGGCCACAAAAAGCACATGATTTTTTTATCATTTTTGATAACTCCTATACCACTTAATCCTAACGCGAAAAAAAATGTACAGTGACGGCGTGAAGTCCGGCCGAGCGGACCGGCAGGGTCCTATCCCCCTTTGGATTTCCCTGAGAACCGTGACCAATCTCTGCTTTGAGGAAGATTTCTATTTCCTAATGTTTTAGGCTCTGCTTTAGCCTTGTCCGCGAATAACTTATCAGATTTATTTCTGTTGCAAGACATATGAGCCAACTGCAGATTCTCCATAGCTGATGGATGACCACCTTTTGCTAACGGAACTACGTGATCAATCACTGCACACATTGGATTTGGATACTTCAGCTTCTTATCAACTAATTGACCACAGATGCCACAATGTGTTGCCGTCTTAAGCAGCCACTTCCTATTTTTTTCAAAAGCTACTCGATGTGTACCAGTCTTATCTGCTCTCATTGCCACCTCAAAAAAAGAGGAACTGCACAATGTACAGCACCTCTCGATTTCTTGATGATACTATAATAGCACGATAGTTTGATCAGTGCGCTACAGACTAGTTCACTTTAGTTCACTTTTGTCAATCACAGCACCTAGTTCACGGATTGCATCTTTCTTCTTTTTGTAGAAAGTAGTCTTGCTGCATTGTAAAAACTCAATCATATCATATACGCTTGCTTTCTGAATATACACCATCCTTAGAATTGTTCGACTTGCAGGTTTTGGCATTTTATCAATCAACCTACTCAATTCAATTCTGCGTTTGATAGCTTCTTCAGTAGCATCCTTCATATACTCTTTCAAGGAATCTTGCATGCTAAAAATATCAATGTAACGTTCATCTAATTGAATCTTCTGACCACCTTGAACCTTATTCACGTTCATTTTAGGACTAGAAAGTAAACTAGCTTCAAGATTAGCAAGCTCATCAATTCGATTCTGTATCTCTTCATCCAAATTTTGTAGTTCATCAAGTAACTCTTTAGCCTTGTTCACTCTCTGTCTCCTTTGTGGTATAATATTGATAGCGAAAACCACAGCCTGGGCAGAGAGTGCCTTGGCTTTTTTTGTTTTAGTATTGATTCAGAATGCTTACTACTTCATCGAACGGCAAGCGTACCTTAATTGTTTTTTCCTCATAGGATAAAAATGGTTTGGGTATTTTGAGAATTAATACAGTAATATAGCTGTTCTCACTACGAATACCCTCAATACTATCTATCATTTTTTTACATAACGCAACCGAGCCAAGTTTCACAAACCTTGGCATTTCCTTCCTAACCAATCTATTTCTTCCTGAGTACGGATACTTCTTAGGTTTCATTACTTCTCCAATCATAATTTAAATGTATCAGCAACAATTTGACGCCCGAAATCTTTAGCTATTAAATCGGTTTGACTCATAAGTTTATTATCAAAATTAACAAGCGGATTGAGAAGGTCTTGTCTTAAAGCCGGTCTAATACTAACTTGTTTGACTGGCCTATTCTTTGTGTAAAGGGGAATCACTACTTCGTGTCCATTTGCTATAGCTTCCAAATCTCCATCAGTAAGATAGATTTCAAGTTTTTGATCACTACACTTAATTGCTTCCAGTTTTTCCATTAACAACCTCCTGAGCACCCAGAATTGATAAAGTCTTTAAAGTTTTCAAGTTCTTCAACAACATCATCCAGCACCTTTTTCTCTTGTCTAATATCCTTCTCCGAAGCACCTTCACGCTTGATATAATGTTCCAAAGCGTGCTTCATGATATGCAATCTCACATATTCGCTTGCCATTATTCCTCCTCCAACAAAAGTTTCTCTAGTCTATCAAATTCTTTTTGAGTAACAGAGACATGGTTTGAACCATTTGGGAAAGGAGTTCTAAATTCTAGTTCATTAAAACCATACGATAACCTAGCTATTTCATTTACATTTACGATTAAATCCCACTCGGTACCGTCTGATATGTAAGTTATTTTTATAAATTTATTTTTCACTGCTCCATCTCCATTTTTTAATACAGTCAATCGCTTCCTGTTTATTCATTGTTTCCGTCCTTTCAAATAATCAGGGATTGGGTCACCGACTTTGATAGCCTCATACTGTTCCTTTGTGACCAAAAACTTCCCGTAGGCATGGGCAGTGACTGTGTAGCGTCCCTCTATGATTTCCTTGTCTGTGATTTTTCCTGCCATCATACCGCCTGCATTATCGACTACATGAATGATGATAGGCTGCCGTTGCGGAGCATTATCATCAAAGAGTGTAGCAGTTGCGACACCTCCAGCAAAGAAAAGCATACAGATTAGCCCTAAAAGTGGGGCGTGCTCTTTTATTTCATCCATTCCATAACCTCAAATTCTATTTCTATGGCTTTCTAACTTACCCAATTCTTTGCCAATGTTGACAAAATATGAACCAACCAAGATAGCATCTGCCTCATCATCCTTAACTTGTTTGTTAAACTCCCTCAATACAGTTAGTACCGATTGTTGTTTCATTGATTTCTTACTGCGATCCTTGTAGCTAAATTTCCAATATTTCCTCCATGTAGAAACGTTGACAAAATATACTTCCTCAGACAAAAGACGCCCTAAAATAACGCCAGTAGCAATCCCAATTTTGATAGATGATTGTTGATTTGGACCTAGGACCGTATTCTGTTCTACCACAATATCCTCAAAAGGTTTATCGTATTCCTGGATTGCCCTCAGTTGAATAGTCTTGAGTTCACTGGCTATAGCCTTTGCACGCTCATAGAAAGATTTCTGTTTTGGTTTGCTCACTCCACTCTGTATTAAGGTTGAGCCATCAAAAACAGCCCAACCTGTTCCAGTAGTAGAGACATCCAGTGACAATGTCAAGCTACTCATTCCAACTCTCCTCTGAAACCACACAAATCAAACAAATTCTGTTTGTTGTTCTCAATGAACTCAAAGAATTTTTGTAGCTCAGTAGCTTTACGTTTTTCTGATTTCACACCTAAACTAGAATGAAACTCAATAGGTTTCTGAGGCTTAGCAACGATACTGAGCCAGAATAGGGGTTCGAAAACATCACCATTCTCATCCAAAGATGGCTCTGCGTCCTGATTTTTGAAAGCCATCTCAATATCATACTCAATCTTATTCTTGACTTTGATTTCTTTACCTGCTATTTCAAGCGTGATTGATGTACCAGGTATATCAATTTTATTTTGCATTAGTAAAATCCTCCTTTTTGGTTAATCAGGTCTACTGTCCGTAGAAAGTTGAAAATGATTTTAGCTAAAAGTTTCATCTTGTTCTCCTGTTAAAATAGTTTTGTTTGTAGAGGATAAACCTCGCTTAGTCTGATCCCTACTGCCTGACAGTCATTTTTGATTGACTCCAGGCACATTACAAATTTCACACCATTTTTTGACTTATCATAACGAGGGTAGGTGTATCCGTCATTTTCAATCTTGGTGATAATATCGATTTTAGTTTGAGGCTGATACATTACCCAGTCTACCCACTCCATATTACCCTCATACTCATTCAAAGTTTGGACTAGGCAGATAGTTATACATACCATACCTCAACCACGGTATAGGTCTATGCTCTCCCTCTAAAGGATAGAACATAGCCTCATGTCCGTCTCTTTCTGCTTCAAACTTTTCATACTGTTCATCACTCACCCAATAACGGAGATACACGTCACTATATTCTGGATACCAACGCATGCCACAACAAGGGCAAAAGTTTGTATATTCTGGTTTTTGGCTTAGGATTTCATCCAATCGTGCCATAGCCAGTACTTCCTCTGTAGCCTCAATGATGATTTCAGACGCTACATTTTCGTCCGTTACAAAGTACCCACCAGAATTATTTTGACTAAAAACATAAAAATAAGTTTGTGATGTTGCCATTTGTCTGTCTCCTTTATAAATTATCGTTTAGAAAGGCAGGTCATCATCAGAGATGTCCATAGGGTTTGAGTTACCAAATGGAGACTGATAACCTTGGTTGTTTCCGTTTTGGAAATTACCACTGTTTGAGTTGTTTCCATTTTGGAAAGAGTTGCCCTGGCTCTGTTGTCCACGGCTTTCTAGCATGTGAAACTGATTAGCAATAACCTCAGTCACATAGACACGCTGACCCTGTTGGTTTTCGTAGTTCCTAGTTTGGATACTACCTACAATCCCGATCAGAGCACCTTTCTTAGCCCAGTTTGCTAAGTTTTCGGCTGCCTGTCTCCAAATGACACAGTTAATAAAATCAGCCTCACGCTCACCATTTTCATTTTTACGGTTGCGATTGACAGCAAGAGTGAACGTTGCTGCCGCTACATTAGATGGCGTGTATCTAAGTTCAGCGTCCTTGGTCATTCTTCCAACCAGTACAACATTGTTAATCATCTGACTTGTCCTTTCCTGCATTGCGCTCACCGACTAGATAACCTAGCATGAGCCACAGCACTGCCATTCCTGCCTCTTTTATAAATTCAATCATTGTTTTTCTCCCTTACATTTGTAACAAACGCTTTGGTTAGCGTCTTTAGTCCTAATTGTTGATAACTCACCACAATTTGCACACTTGATTAGAAAACCCATCCCTTTTGTATCAGTTTCTTGCTGTTTTTCTACTTTGGTTACATCTACAAAAGTAATATTTTGAGGGACAATCATTATTGTTCTATTACTTTCTACGATTGCCAATGGTACGTTGTTATCCAAACTGTGCCTGATTTTGTTTTCTTCTGCCTCGTCTTTACTAGTATAGTCAAGCGATGAACCATCATTGAATCTTATCTTAACCTTGAATATTTTTTCTCCTCAATCAAAATATCCCCGCGATCAAATCTTCTAAATTGATGACGCGGTCCAGGGTTCGCTTACTGCGGCAGTAGTCGCAATTCCCGCAACCTTTCGGCTTGATTTCGCCTGCGATAATACCTGCAACACGCTCGACATTGTTCTCGAAAAATTGCAATCCCTCATCTAAGAAATGCTGAGGAATAGTGATTACTGCTTTGTCAGGCACGTCTTCCTTACTGACTGCGACGACGAACGGTACAAAATTTGGATAGCCCATTTGTCGCAACAATTCCTGGTACAGCCCCAGCTGGACATCGTAGCGAAAAACCAAAATGTTAGCAGCAGCTCCATAGATTTTCTTTCGTTCCACATCGGACCATTCAAGACCACGGATGGTCTTCATAGTTTTCAGATCCACAAAATAGCCTTCAGTCAAGTTGATACTATCCACCTTACCCTTGACCTTGATACCGAAGATTTCGCCTTCTAAAATCATCTCCTTGCGGACATCGTCGCCTGAGTTGCCGTGATAGAGAGGCAAGAAATCTTTGTCATCTTTCAGAGCATCTATCATGTTCTGGGCGACTTGGAACTCTTTCTTCAGCTCGCCCTTGGTCGCACCACGACTCGAAATCATCCTAGTTTTGTTGGCGTCAACAAACTTAGCATGAGCTTCTTCAGATTCAAAGTAGGTATGGACGTAATTTCCTACAAGCAAAGCCGTGTCATCACGATTATCTGCCCACTCCTTATCATCAATGGCTTTAGCTTTCGCTTCGCAGTCCATATAAGCCTTAAAGCGAGAATTTGACAGCCATTGACGGTCTTGGTAGTAATTTTCTTCAGTTAGTTTAGTCATTGATTTTTACCCATTCTCCTAATTTCTCAACAACTATCCCATGTTGTTCATACAAACCACCCTTACCACCGAATAACTTAGCAGTCTCTCCATCTGGGAAAGTAATTCTGAAATCACCTTGCCATTTAACCACCCTCTTATTCAGCTCTATTTTGTCCTCTGACGCGTTTTTCTGCTCGGATGTATATTTACCCTCTGACACATTTTCTCGTTGGATTTCGTCAGAATTTTGACGATTTTGAGCATTTCCGCAAACAGCTCCATGTTGAGCTAGAAATTCCTGCTCCATTCGGTCCTGCTCTTCTTGCCATTTTCTTGCGTCATTAACAAGTTCTTCGTGGACAACTAGTGCAGATGTCCCTGAATTGAGCATATCGGCATACTTCTTCGGATCTAGTCCCTTGCTTTCTGCAATAGCAGTCATTTCTTCAATTCGTTTTGCCAGTTGTTGCTTGCGTTTAACCTCCTCTCGGGTTCTATCTGCCAAGGCTTTATCATCAGCAATTGCTTGTAAGATATCAGCTAGGCTTGCTCCTTGTTCAAAACTACGTACGTAAGGGGCTGGACCAAAGTCTGCTTTGGCAGCTGCTTCAGTAATTTTGATTAGTGCTGACTCATATTCTTCCTTCTCGGCCACTTCTTCCTCTACTAAGCTAGTGACCATATTGACCGTTGCTTTATTAGGGCGAACATTGTCGGCCATAAAGCACGTCTTCTTGGAAAACTCATCGAAATACTTGCTGAACAAACGGATGTCAATGTCTTTTCCTGTGCTTGCAATAGTTTCCTGGAATAGCTCCTCAATGGTTTTTGCGCGTTTAAGTCGTTCCTGTTCTTCAAACGCTTTCACACCTTCGTCAATCGACTTGCCGATTTTGACAATAGGTTCCAACAAGCCGTCCACCCAAGCCTTGACTTCGTCGATGGGCTTGTTGTAATCTGCCAGTTTCTCTTTAACGGCTGACTTAACCTTCTTCTGCAGGTTGTTTAACTCAGCTCGGACCTTGGCATCATCTTCAAACGTTTCTGCTGTGACGGTGTAGTTCTTGTATTTTTCAACGTATCCAGTAAGTGCCTGTTCCAACAAATCCTTGCCCACGATAGTGATTTGGGCTGGTGTGAATTCAAAGTCAAAATCTAACACTGTCGCAGTCGGAACTGGTGCCATACTTTCCAGATTGTCAAACAGAGATAGTTCTTCAGACATTAGAACGGTTCCTCCTCATCTAAGATTTCGCCGGTTTCGGCATCAATGATCTGCTCGGTTGTTTCCATTTTGGAAATATCCACTCCTGCTTCTTCAACAGTTTCCGTTTCAGAAATAGTTGCATCTTCTGCAGGTTCTTCAGCAACAGTCTTTCCAGTCATCTTATCCAGGATATCCTGCCCAGCTGATTGAACCGGCTCTGCTTCTTTGATTTGACGATTGTCATCAAATTCATTTTCAGTTGTCCGATTAACAGCTTCAATCAAGATGTCACTATCGTCCGACGTATTGAAGAATTGCTTGGCTGCACGATTGATAACAGTACGCTTTGCCATTTCTTGAGGGAAAGCATTTTGGACAGATTTATTTTTCGACTGTTGCCAGCTGCGATCAATCTCTTTCTTGGTCATGACCGTCAAAATTCGCTCACCGTCCACTTTTTCAATGATGCAGTAAGCACCGATAATTGCATTATCTTGGTTGGTCCAATTTGTTTCGTGACTTTCCAGAACCTTGCGCCCATTGTCATTGCGAATTTTAAGCACATCCCCTTCAAAGACCACCTCTGCCCAAATATCTTTCACGTTGGACAGTTGTTTGACAACCTTCATAGTCCCAAAGTAGGACCGTGTCATTTTTAATGTACTCCCATATGGAATGAAGTAACATTGGGTCTTTGCTGGACTTAACCCTTGAACAACCATGTCAAGCAAGGCATTGGCAATACTTTCTTTCGAACACTTTTCAAGCAAGTTCCCGCTTGGGCTGTTGGTCATGGCAAAAAATGCTGACTTCAAAGCATTTGCCGGTGCGTAGTTTGGTGCTACTACCAAGCCTTCGTTCTGCATCTGCGACACTTTCGCATTCACGGCATCTGTAATATCTTTTTGAATAACTGCAAGATTACTCATTTCTTTCTCCTCTTCGTCTGTTTCAAATTCCATTTCTCACGCTTTAAGCGTCTGTTTTCTCGTTTCAGGGCAAGTATCAAGTCCTGTTGCTCATTGATAATCTCGCCCAGCTCTCGGCCTAGGTGGAAATAATCACACCTCAGCCGTCGGATTGTATCTAGTAATTCCTCTGTCATTATGCATCCCCTACATAAATCCATTGACCGCCTCTGAACACCCATTCATCAGGATCATGTACCTGTCTTGGTTCATCAGGTTGTAGATAGTCACGGTCATAATCAAACCATGGGTAAGTACCTTCCATACCGTACCTCCTATGCAACATACTTTCTACCTAGCTCTCTGACAAGGCGGATGTATCCTGCCTTATCAGCTAAACCTGTATCCAGCAGTTTTTCCTTCTCTCCTGCCGTGGCACGTTGCCAGACAAGGTTTTCACGTAGTTGCCATTTCATCGCTGACTAGTCCTTAGTCAAAATATCAAGCAACTTCTTGAATGAGTCTTTGACATCCTCAGTATCTTTGACTGGTTCAGCTGGCTCTTGTCCATCCAAAGTTGTCAAGGTATATTCCGCCTGCACCTTTATTAGTTCAGCGTTGAACATCTTTGTCATTGCTAAGTATTGCTCATTATCCTCACCATAAAAGTACTTTTCCGGGATTGTCAAAGCCTCGTTAATAGCACTAATCCAATCTGCCGAATATGCCAAAACCTGTGGATTGTTTTTGTACCCAGCTAAGTAGTTCCCTTCTTTATCTCGTAATACGATAAATGTGTTTGTTTGTTTCATGATTTTCCTCCTGTGGATAACTTCTGTAAATCCCTATATATATTATTTATATATAACGATTAGTTTGTTTTTAAGTTAGTTAGAGGCTTTAGCCTCTTATTGTTTATTAGTGGGCGATAGCCCCTAGATTATTATTAAGGTTAGTACTTGTTATATAGTTAGTATTTATTAGTGGCACAGATACAACTGTTGTATTTTACAAAAATGTAACTTTCAACTGTTGTATTTTACAAAAATGTAAAACTTAACAGTTGTAAATTATTGAGCGTTATTACCTGTGGATAACTCTTCGTCTAGTTTCTGCTGGATATATTCCTTAAATTTATCAGTGAAAGGTTTGTCGTTAAAAAATCGAAAAGGAGTAACTCCTTTAGCTCGACCACTGCCTTTTTTAATCACAAATAGGTAGCCGGCTTCTTCTAGTATTTTGAAATGCTTGTTAACAAACTGTCTGCTAACTCCCATTCTTTTTGCTATTTCCTCAGGATATACAACCCAATCAGGTTTGTTCGATAAAACTACCGCTAATATGCCAATTGTGGCTGGTCCTAACCTTTCATCTTGCAAACAAGCATTGTTTATAGACGTATAATTCTCATGTGTATTTCTGAAAGATATATTGCACTATCCAAACCTCCTAAACTCCAATAATTCCTCGCTGAAGCGTGTTATCAATCGCTGTCATGTTCGTCATATTCCAAAATCCTTTCTACATCGTTCAAATGCTCTATATCTCTTGTCTTCCGATAGTTCCCAAACGATTTCAGCAAGAGTTCTATTTTCGATTCTTTCGTCATGTTGCGCTCTCTAACTCACGTTTCAACATAGCATTCTCATCCCTTAACCGCTGATTTTCGATACGGTATTCATTTCGTTGTTCAGCGATGTCACGGGCCATGTCATGCAATAGTTGATTTTCCTGTTCTAGTGTGTAAATCTGCATATCTTTTCCACTCCTTATCTACTTGCTGAGCGTTCCGTTTTAGTCCGTTACGAGCTTTTTCAATGTCACAGGTACTCTGATACCCCATGCCAGCTTTAAAGCCGTACAGGTAATCTCTGCGACGAATTTCTTCGAATTCTTCACGCATTTGCTTTTTCTCAATCTTCCGCTGTTCCACAACTGCCGCCGTCAAAATCGGCACAGCGAAGATTCCTAATGTTAAAATTGCTTCAGTCATATCAACCTCCAATTTACACGCATCCACTCAACCACCGCATCTCGTGGAAATCGTGGGTGCGACCCTTTCTTATCAATTCTTGGGAAATCCTTCAGATGTGACACCCTTTGGAATTCCGTCTCATTTGCAATACCCAACAACTTCTTGCATTGCTTGCTGTTGAGTAGCAAAGGCAGCGCAAGTTCTATGTTAAACACCTCAAACACTTCTACCAGTCTGACTTTTAGTTGACTGATAAATCGTGATATGTAGCTTTCAGCAATGTCATCCATCTTGTCAAACCTCACTTTCGTGTGTTATAATTTAAGTGATTTTTTTAGTAAGCCACTGTTCCCGCAGTGGTTTTTTTGTTTTTCAAGCAACATCATCAGCCAAAAATTTATTGATAAAATACTGCTGACCTTTGCCAGTAACTTTTACAGTTTTGCTAATCGAGATATGACCGTCAGCATGTGTGATAGTCGTCTCTTTGATTTCAAACAGACCTAGTTCCATAGACTTCTGCGTTGGCATATTCCAATCACTGCCCTTGCGCTTAATCAGATAGCCATTCTCACGCAACCAGGCAAACAGACGATTTGCACCGATTTTAAATCCGTTTTGGCTAATAAGCTTAGCTAGGTCTCCAACCAAGATAGATGAGTGACTAGCACTCACAGCGTCTGCAAATAGCACCTTGGGTTTATCCGCCTCAATCTGTGCTTCCAGCTGATGCACCTTCTTGTCAGCCAATAGCAGAGCGCGAGCCATAATCTTCTCTGGACTGTTGAAGTCCTTTTCTATTTGGATAAAGTACTGCCGTACCTGCTTGCCTCGGTCTGTCCGTTGGATCATAGCAATTTCCTTGGCCATGTCCAGCTTGATAATATGGTCAACAGCTTGGCGACCTCCCGTACTTTTTCCCAAATTTGGGAGAAAGTCCTGACCTTCGACAAATCCATACTCGGTCATTCTTTCAAACCAAGTTGTATATCGTGAATTAACCCCCAAAGCCTCATGCAACTGCCGACCAGACACAACAGGCTCTTGATTATCATTCACACTAACGTTGATAATTTCGTTCATAAAATTCCTTTCCAACGTGATAAAATTTGCTATAATAAAAATAAAACGATTGGAGTATAATAATGTCTAATAAAACTTGCTTTGTTGTCACTGCAATAGGTCAAGCTGGATCGCAAGAAAGAATCCACGCTGACAAAGTGTTCACTTATCTAATCGAGCCTGTTTGTTCTGAATTAAATATTCAGGTCATTAGAGTTGATAGAGAAACTACCAACGGTGATATCAACGAATCTATACTCAACCATTTGAAAAATGATGATTTAGTTATTGCTGATTTGACTGGGTACAATGCAAATGCATTTTATGAATTTGGATACCGCCAAGCACTAGGCCTTCCAGTAGTGCCAATCATCAAGCACGATCAGCGTTTGCCGTTTGATGTGATTTCAAAGCGTACTGTATTTTATGACACAGATGTTTCGACTATCGAAGATTCGAAATTAAAACTCAAAAACATGATTTTAGATTTCAAAAACTTCATAATGCCAAACAAACGTGATGACACAAAATCTGAATTAGAAATCATCATTGAAAAGCTAGACTTAATCATCGAACAAACTAAACCACAAAAAACAAGTTCATCTTCACTAACCAATTACGATGCAATTGGCAACGAAATGAATAAGGTATTAGCAAATGCCAGAGATATTCTCTCGAATCAACCTAAATTTAATTTTGATTCAACAACGAATCCACACCTGCAACATAACCTTGGAGATACCGAATAAGTACCCTATCTTCTTCCATTTCCTTTTCTCTCGTCGCTATTCGATTTTCAAGTTCGGATAGTTTTTGTTTTACCTCTTGAAGCTCCATCCCCTTCTCCTTTCTAACTCCCCACAAACAATTCCCACGGCTCGCGAATACCAAGCTTGTCGGAAATATGTTTTTTCAAATCGTCACTTCCATGACCTTCATTAAGTAGTCGGGTAATCATAGCTGATGATACACCTGCCACTTGAGCCAAGTCCGAACGATTCCAACCTTTTTGCTGCATTCGCTCCTTGACCAAATCCAGCCATTTTTGATGTTGTCGACTCATGTTTTCTCCTTTCCTTTCCACGAAATAAAAAACGCTCCTATCCAACTGATAGAAACGTGGTATAATATTTAATGGCACTTACGATACCGCCTCGAAGGGAGGTGAGAAGTCCAATGGTAGAAACACTTATTTCATCTATCATCGGCCCGTTAGTGGTCGGTATCCTTCTACTTGTCATTGAAAAATGGCTAGACGAAGATTGATAGTGTCAAAAAGCCCCCTGCTTATGTGGAAGTTAGCAGGGGGCTTTCTTTGTCCGATGGTTTATCGAAACACTTATTTTCCCCTATATCTTACCACGTTTCTATTCACTTGTCAAAGAACTTAGTTAAAAAGTTAGTAAAATGATTGACAAAAAATAATCTATAGATTAAAATATAACCATAAAGAAAACACTTGATAAAACCCAGTTCAATCAATACAATCTGCTCGCCAAAGCTGTTATTTTTTGAATTAGTTTTTACTTGTGTACTTACTAACTCTTTAACTTTACAAAAACTATTGTAATCTATTGATTAAATTATGTCAAGAGTTTTAATCAATTTATTTCAATATTTTTTGTCAATCTCTTAGAAAGGTTGATAAATCAATGTTTCCAACGTTTGAAAAAATAAAGGAACTAGCTGACAAGCATGGGATTTCAATCAATAAATTAGAAGAACGACTAGGATATAGTCGGAATACAATATATAATTTAAAGACAAAAAAACCGAACGCTGAGCGTATTGCAGAAATCGCTGACTATTTTAATGTTAGTACAGACTACCTGCTCGGACGGACGGATAACCCACGGATTGCCAGCGATGAGCCTGAAAAGTTTTACTTTGAAGGAAAGGAAGTTGATGTTGAGCACTTAGCTAGCACAGCCATGCGATTCAACGGTAAGCCTCTATCTGATGAAGATAAGAAAGCAATTCAGAACATCATCGAAATTTATTTAAGAAAGTGAGGAAAAGTGATGACTTCTTTCCGCCTACCACCCCCACCACAGCCCCTAACAGCCTCATAGAGCAGATTTCGGACAAGGTGGCATATTTTTAAAGAGCCACGTCACAGCTCATGGATAAGCCACGGAGAGCGTTTGTTAAGCGAACAGGCAAAAGAAAATACAGTAAACGAACTGCAAGCCACCTACTACACCTACAACTATTACGACCAACCTGCTTCCGCTGGCACAGGTCAGTATCTGAATGATGTAAAAGTTGAGACTATCGAATTACCTATTGAAGTGGACGCCGACTTCGTTGTCCCTATCTACGGAGACTCCATGGAACCAGAATACCACTCAGGCGACTATATATTCGTCAAACTGTCTGTAGATCTATCAGACGGCGACATCGGAGTATTTGCCTATAACGGCGACGCCTACATCAAACAACTCCGCATCACAGACCAAGGCGCCTATCTTCACAGCCTGAACCCAGACTATGACGACATCCCCATCACAGCAGACACCGACTTCCGAACCATTGGTGAAGTCGTGGAGGTGTATAGGGAGAAACGACCCCTGTGGTGATTGAGGAGTTTAATAATTTGATTTGACAATAACGCAAGGAATAAAAATGTCATGAAGAAAGAATTTATTGAAAAAATTCAAGATGTGAAACTGTATCATAGCGATGATGCTAATACACCGCTTGGTGTCGCTTACGATATATCAAAATTTCCAGTAGATTTTGGGGTAACTTTTAAAGTATTCTTTTTTAACCTCGTACCCAATAAAGACTACGTGATTGTACTATATTACATTGCTGGCAACAAACCTGAAGAATTGCACCTGCTGAACAATGTCACTCTCAACGTCCAGTCCGGCGACATGATAAAATACCAAGACGGCTATGGGCTTGCATTCGGAACCTTCTCAACAATCTTTCCAATCGATCAGGAAGGAGAGTTAATGATAGTTCTTGAATTACGAGCTTTAGACAATATGGAAAGAATCTTGGATACCTATAGTACATACATCACGTTCGAGGAGAAAGCGAAATAATGACACTCGAAAAAGTAATCCCAATGAAAATAACCAATCCGAACAACTTATCTGTACCAGTACAGACTACACATGATATAATAGAATCAAGAAAACAAACGGAGGAATCTATTATGCCGCAAGAAACATACACAAAA